TCTATTGACAGCAATATCTGTATCTGTAATCTGCCAGCCCTCCAAGAATGCTTGGGTAAGGTTAGACAAACGGGTCGGATTTTGAATATCATAAGAGGCATCTGCACCTTCCACATAGGCATTGGTTTTCACACTACCTAATGATTTTATCAACCAAGAGTGTAGCGTGTTTTTTGCCTCTGTGGTGGCAAGACCAGATACTAATTGTGTCTCACGAGGGGAAAGATTAGTCAATTCTGACAGCAAATCTTCCCTTATCGCAACATCATCATAACTAAATGCTTTTACAGCCATTTTATTCCTCTATTCCTAACTTTGTTTTTAGCACCTCTTTAAGGGCATCCTTTGACCCTGTGCTTCGGAACGCCTCAAACGCCTTCTGGTATTTGGACTTTGACTTAATAACATCTTCCTGCGGGCTACCGCCCTCAACTAAAGTTGCCTTTTGAACCTTTTTAAGGTTCTGCTGAAGGGCTTTAGTTTTCTTTTGAGTGTTATTAAGTTGTGCGTCCATATAGTCAGCAAGGGCGAGTTTAGCCGCTATCATCAAGCCATCAGGCCTTTTCTGAAGTTCTGGCTCTTTCATATACACGCTTATTAACTGCGTAAGCGGATGCTGGAAGTTCCAGACCTTCTTTCCAAGAGGGTCAGAAATGAAACACTCTTGAAGCCGTGGGTGGTTAACTACCCATTGTTCCGCCTGTTGACGAGTTATGGCTTCTTGATTTTTCTTTTCTACCTCTTTAACCTTTTCTTCAGCAAGACGGCTTGTCCTTTTTTCAAGGATAGCGAGTTTTTGTTCCTCTACCCAAGGCCGATATTGGGGATGTTCTATCGCAAATTGCTCAAGTTCGGCGATAGTGTATTCCCTTTGAGGTTGCTGTTGTTGTTTATATTGTTCTAATACTCGTTGTGCTACTTTTTCCAGAGTTTCCTCGTTGGCTACTTCCTGGAACTTGCGTTGCCATTCCATAGCCACATTTTTCCAGGGAACTCCTCTTTCATCTACGGCTTCAACTTGAGCATCCTTACCCTGCTCTTGGGTCTGCGTAGGTTCTGTTTTTTCCTGCTCAGGCGTAGCAGTAGTAGTGTCTTCTACCTGTTCTTGTGTTGACGCCTGTTCCTCCGCTGAAGTGGTCGCTTCCTCAGCATCATTTACGACCTTTTCTTTTTCTTCCATTTGATACCTCCTATACGGACTTCACCCGCCGCTATGGGTTTTACAGGAGTTCTGTAAAATCTATTTTTTTCGGGAAACTTTTTTAACTTGAGGGATGACTTCTTTAAAATAGGTGTGGCTTCCTATTTGAGCTGTCTTAGGATAAATCTTCGCCCAAGAAGGTTTGGAGAGTTTTAGGTTTGCATAATGGTCTGCGCCATTAGTATTATCTTCTAACTGACCTTTTAACGCCTTACTTGCAATAACAAGAAAGTTTTTGTAAATTTTTGCTTCATCGTCGGTAAACTTCTGATTTACTGCTTTATTCCACTCATTAGAGCCAACTCCAGAAAATTGATAAGGGGCAAAAATTACATCCTCAAGCGTAGCCCCAAAACGCTGTGGTTTCTTTAAGCGATTTAAAATTACATTGGCAATTGCTTGAGCGTCTTCGGGGTCTTTAGTTTCGGAGAATAATAAATTGGCTAATAATTGAACTGGGTTCATTTTAGTTAAACTTTCTTAAAACTTTTGCTAATCTTGCTCTCATTCCTATTTTCCCTTTTTTCTTTGCGGCTTTGTTTAAAACTGAAACAGGAATTTTCTTTCCCTGGGGGATACCTAATTGACGATGTAATGCGCCTTTCTTTTTAATTGCGCCAGCAATTCAGTTTTTTTGTTAGCCATTTCTCCTCCTTCTTATTTTCTTCTTTATACTCTTTACCACTTCTGGTAAATTATTAAAATTTGTTTTAGAAGCCCACTCTTGAGCCATTTTTTTCCACTTTGGCGATTTCTTCGCCTTGTAAAAGAAATATCTTGCCTGTTTTTCTGATTTAAACGGCATCTCCTACTCCCTCGTTATCGTAATCTTTATGGATAATCTGGTCTGGATGGTCTAATTTAAATAACTCGCTTTGAGCCATTTCTAAATCGTGTTTATAATTGTCAATAGTATTGATAATGGATAGTGTTGCCATTTTTGTAATCTGGGCTTCTTTGAGAGTTTTCTCGTCGGTAATCCATTGCCAATTATCATCTAATCTTTTTGCGGTTGCCTTAAAATCTTCTATCAAGAGTTTAAAAGCGGGGTTTCCTTCTAATCCTTCAATAATTTTATTACATCGGTCTATTCTTGAGAGCAGTTGCTTTCTTACTTCATTTTCAGGCATTTAGTCTCCTTTTTAAAAAGTGATTATTCCCCGATTTCTTCTCCGCCAACTCCTTAACCGCCGATTGAGTTAACTATATCGGCAAGGTCTTTGTACCCTTCTATCTTCTTTTTACCCTGTTCAATTCTTTTTTCCTGAATAGTTGCCTCTGACTTTAAAGCCCTTCCAATTACATCTGGCTGTATTCCTCTATTCTGCAATATCTGTGCAATTTCAGCGTCAGTAAGGTCTTTGGGTTTAATACGAATATCGCCTATCTGCGGAGGTTGTTGTTGAGCCTGCTGGAATAATACTCTCGGATCTTCGTGTAGTCTCTGGTGTTCGGGTATATCTAATTCTTTATAGAATAAGTCATACGCCTCTGCAATATGCCACGGCTTAATAACTCCTGTCTCTAATGCAACGGGGTTCAAAGACGCCTGTAAAATCTGCATTGCCTTGTTTAATCTTATTTGCGGGTTGGTGTTTTGGTCATTACCACGAACTACGATTTTATATTTACCCTGTATTTCCTCACGGGTAAGTTTAATTCTTTCCCAGCCATCTTTGCCAAAATAAGCGAACTCATATTCATCATCGCCATACTGACACCAGAGGTCATAAACCATACTGAATAATTCGGCAAACGCTTCGGTAATCATATCTGCGTCAAGAGAAAATACAGTCTGCATATTTTGTTGTTGCAGATTAACCTCAAAGGCAGTTCTTGGCTGGCGTTTATTTATCATTGATTGAAGCGTAAAATCTATCTGTCCTACCAATTCTTCTATCTTTGTTTCAAGAAGCATTTGTTCCCGTTCATAAGAAAATTCTACATTGGGATTATTGTTGTTAAGAATAGCAAGACTATCATTAAGCGGATTTAATCCTTGCACAGGAATACCTTGCCCAGGTATAAACTTAACCATATTCGGATTAACCAAACCAGCCCGATATACAAACATAGGTGAGTTTCGTATAGTTTGGTTATCAATCTTTTGCATATGCTGGACATCTATCTCTTTGATAATATCTTCCAGCAACTCTGGTATGCCACGATGAGAAAACCATCTATCGTCTGTAATTTCATAACAGAGTTTTACAAAAGGAAATTTTCCGTTGTTAAAAGGAAGGGTTATTTTTCTTAAAACAACAGAAAAATCAGGGGCTAAAGTTATAATGCATTTTTCAGGAACACCATCGCCATTTATATCATACCAGCCATACCATTCCCAGATACACACCTGCTCTGAAGATGAGTTAATGCGGTCAATACCTTCTCTTAATGATTTTTCCCACTCTGTGCCTGTTTCATCTCTTGTAGCGTAAGATTTAATCTTGTCTTTGTCTTTTCCCTTCCAATAAGCGATTTCTTCTATCGCTTCTTTATCCCAATCCTTTACTTCAGCGTTTTTCTGGACTTGATACCAAGGCATAAAGAATTCGTGGCAAATAAATTCGCATTCCTGCGGTGAATAGGGGCTATCAGAAGGAACATAACATCTTTCAGGGTCAACTAAAGCAATATCGGGGGCATTATATAAGACATCTTTTAACTCTATCCTCACTATTTCTTTTCCTGCTAAAATCTCATCAATAACTCGCTCTAATTCCTTGTCATTATCCAAAGCAACCCAATCAGACATATCTACTTCAAGTCTGCGGATTAACTCTTGTTTAATTAACTCTCTTGGAGTATTTATATCAAAAAGTTGTATTGCCTCTTGGACAGACAAATCATCTAAAGAGTAATTTTCAACCCTTGTTGTAATTTCTACTCTCCAGAAGGGTTTTAAGAGATAAAAACCTTTCTCTAACATCTGATCTAATGCAATTATCGCCCTGCGTGGAAAGTTCATAACATCCATAACAAGATGGTCTAAAAACTTCTCTATCTTCTGGGCTACGGATAAACTGCCTGAAGGTGTAGGAATTGCTTGAACAACGGGACGAATACCAAAAAGAATGTTGAATAAAGATGCCTTAAGTTTTCTAATTTTTATCTCCGCAGTAGGCATACGGATATTAGAACAACCTGGAAACGGGTCAGTCTTTGTTTTCTTAATCCGCATACGAAGTTTATGCCACTTCTCTTGATGGGTCGCCCAGATTGAAGTGTGAGTAATCGCTTCATCTATCCTGCGGTCAACATAAGCAAAACAATCATCTTTCGGTATGTTTCGCTTTGTTTTTTCTTTGTCAGTAAGGTATTTTTTAGCCATTTTGCTCCTTTTTATATTCCATACGCAAATTCGGTTTTCTTATTGTTCCATTTCGGAACAGGTTGCTCTTTTTTTTCTTCAATAGGAAAATAGACAGGGGTAAGTATTTGCTCGGCGTAGGCAAGTGAATCACAAATGTCGTCCCATCTACTTGAGCCAATAGTTAACAATTCTTCTCTTGCTTCTATATGTGATTGAGATATGTAATACTTGCCTTGCTCAAATAAGGGTTGTAGCGCTGCAATTACTCTTGATTTTTTATTACGAATACTTGTTGAAGTCCCTGATTGTATAAAAGAATTCTTTATCTCAACAACAGGAGGGTAAAGTTTCCTTTCTTCACATTTTTTAAGAAAAGAGTCAAAGAAGGATTTTTCTACCCCAGCGTTCGGAATACCTACTGCTGTAATCCTATCTCTATTAGAAAGCCACATATTTAATATGGCATCCTGAAAAGTCCCTATTGGTTCGTGAGTGCGGATATAATGTATAAGATACCTGTTCATCTGCTGGTCTATACCAACTAAAGAAGCAACCTTATAATCTGCTTTCTCATCCTCAGAATAAGCAGGGTCAACCGCAATAACCAGCCCTAATTGAGAGGGTAGTTCCTTCCAATAGCGTATCTGGTCTTCTTTTATAGGAGCGGTTTCATCACACATCGGGTTATTCATAAACTCTGCCGCAAAAGCCCACGAGCCGATTTCTTTCTTGCGTTCCTGAAGTTTCTTGTGAGGCCACATTGCTGGCCAAATCTCGCAACCTTCCTCTTGAATACCCTCTCTATACGCCTGATATTTCTTCTTTACCCAATCATTATCAGTAATGAATAAATCATTAAGAACTGAAAGAGGATGAATTATAGTCCCGATAACTATAAATTGCCCTTCAGGAAGAAGCGTATTAAGGCAATCCTTAAAAATCCACTCTTTGAGTTTCTTACGCTGTTCTTCACTCTCTACGCTTTCCTGAGTTTCTAAATCATCGTTTATAAGAACATCTGGTCTAAAACCCCTGATTTGCCCCTGCGCTCCTTTTGCCCTAATATTCACTTTTAGTTTGTTATTAAGGATGATGTGGTTTTCTGTCCACTTATCTGACCTTAAATCACTAAAGAAGGCTAACATCTTGGGGTTAGTCTCAATTTCATACTTAATCTTACGAAGCCACTCAATAGCAAGACTTTCAGAAGCGGATATAATGCAAATATCTGCTCTTTTTTGGAATAATGCAAGCCAAATAGGATAGAAAATTGAACAAATCCTGGACTTTCCGTGGCCTCTGGGAGAGGCAATTACAATTCTTTGGCTTTTGGGTAATAAATCATAGATTTCTTTATGAAAATCAGGAATTTCACAAACAAGATGATGTTTAAGAAAGTATTTTGTAAACTCCAAAAACGAGCCTGAGAAGAAATCATAATACTTTTTGGCAAGTTCAGGGGTTATCTTAGGCATAATTTATTCAATTTAAGCACCAGAAAAAACCTTGTTCATAAATACAAGGGCAATGAAAGACTATATTAAAGACTAATTCTACAAAATTAGGATTGTTGCGG